TCATTTATTTAATAAATCTCTGCCTTTTTTCATATCTTCACCCACAAGTCTTTTTACCTCAGCTAAACATCGTCTAAAACCAGTTCTCCAGCCATCATTAAAAGACTCATTCATAGACACTATATTGTATGTTTTAGGCAACTGACTTACGATAGACTTGGCTCTTGAGGCATTATCTTCGATATAAGCTTTTAGTTCTGCTATTGATTCATCAAATATTTTATCGTCCATTATCATATTTCCTCGATCTATCCATTATATTAGCTTAATCTCCTGGGGCAATCTCTGGGAGTATAATAAGCGCTGGATGGTCGTCTATAGAGTGCAGGCATAGGACTGTATATAGTATTATCACATGCACGCGCCTCACGCGCTTCACGAAGCTCCTTTTGAATACTAGCAAAAGAAATAATCTTATTAAAGTGCTCGTTCACCTCTCTTATATATCCGCCACATTGATGAGCAAATCCATACACACCACGAGACCTAATGGACCTTCCGCACTTATCACACACTGTAGTTGTAGTATCCTGTTTCATTATTCAATCCTCCTATCTTTAGTGAAGCACCTTTATGTTGCCGTTAGGATCGTAACAATAGCGATATATACTCGAATGTCTGCGTTCAATAAACGCTCCAGCTTCGGCTCCATACAACTGTTTGCAGCGATTCTGATGCTCTTGTTCTATTTGCTCTGGGCGCTTATGCTCAAAATGTAGGCTACTTATAAAGGCAAACCAACCAATAAACAATACGATCAATATTATCTCCAATATACCAGGTTTGAATATTTTCCATCGTTCTTCTATTAGACTGTCGCTATACTCTCTAAACCCTACTGACACGCTCCAAAAACCTAAAAATGCAGCAAATGTCATTAAAGCTACTCCAGTATCAGAATATTTTAAGAACAGCCCTACTATCATCATGGCTACAAAGTAAACGAATAGTCTAAGAGCAAGGAATCCACATCTATCCATTATATTAAGCTCCTTTCCCCCAAAACCATCTCTTGTCCTTGGGTGGCACATATTGCTCGTTTTCTATGGTATCTGGAGCAAGTAATTTATCTAGTTCTTTGTTATAGCTTTCGAGACTTTGTCTATAACTATGAACGATTTGGTTTATGATTTCATACCCATTTTCGATTACTTCAGGCTCTCTAATGCCTGCCTTGTGTCTTATAATAATATCGTAATCGTCGTCCCGTTTAAGCCTCTCGAGGTACAATATTCTTTTTTCCGCACGGTCAATTGACCTTACTAAACGCTCAACTTGATTTCTCTTGCGATTATTCATTTCAATATCCTTTCTTAATAGTTTATTGGCTTCTGGATCGCACACTACGCTCGCAGAATCTAATTTGCACGTCCGCTACAGCGGTGACCGTAGCCAGAGTAATAGTTGTATTCTATCCGCTTATGGCACTTGTCGCAGACTATTGAATTATCTATGTACGACTTTGAAGGACGCCTATTGCTCAATCTTTCCATTTTGTTCCTTTTTCATAAATTACATAACCACCCGGCAAATTCATATACTGGATATCGTCAGATCGTATTAGTCCAATCTCACACCACGATTGCGGCGGACCCACCCTTTTGTAGGATTTATCGGAGTAGTTTATTTTGCTCTTCAATTGATTCTTGTAGTAAATTAAGCATTATTTCTCCTCCCTGACCATGTTTTAGGGTACTTTGGGACACCTGAACTGTCTACGCAAAAGTCTGCAGAGCGACCATTGTTTACATGAACATATTCTTTACCAAAGTATTTTTGACAAATCTCATCCCTAGACAATAAGGAGTTGGGTTCCATCGCCTTCATGATGATAAAGAATGCAAGACCTATCATAAATAGCGAGAATACAATTAATGCATCAAAATCTATCTCATCCTTTCTCATAGACTAGCCCTCCAGCTCTTTAAGCTTTTTAGCAATATCTTTAACATACTCCCTATCATATTTATCTTGGCAACGCTTATCTACTAGCTTGGTTATTTCTTCTAGTGAATAGATACATTTTGGATTACACTCCTCCAATGGACCAAAACAACTACAGTGACCTAGGTCTATCAGCGTAAACTTACCGTTGTTATCTTTGAGGACTGCCGCACCATCGCCCTCGTAGCCTTCATCGTGGTAATTATATATAAGATATTCATAGACCTCTTCATCTAGATATTCTAAATCATATTCGTCTAATTCTTCGTGTCCTACATTATTTATCTGGGAGTTCGTTTTTGATATTGTTATTCTCGTCCCTAATTACGATTTCTTTCATTGATATCTCCCTCTATCCAACACCGATTTTTTTAATATCTTGGTGGCTTCATCTACGAACTGGCTATAAATGGCCGCCTCTCTGGCTTTAATCACTCGCTGCAACTTAAAGTATGGATCGTCAGGATCGAGCTTTGAATTGAGCCAGTCTTCAAACATATCACCGTTAAAATAGCCATCTTCCGTTGACCACGGGAATGCTAGCTTTGGCTTTTGCTCCGGTTCACTTGGCTTGGTTTTTTTGCGTGTCATGATGAATTGATCTCCTTTATCCATGTCCACAAAATTAGTGGTTTAGTTGTCATAAAAATCCTTTACTTGACGTAAACTAGTGAATACCGCATAAGTTAGTGCCAAAGAGCCTACGAACATCAGAATAGTTATGAATATCCTCGTTATTGATAGGCTGTCATTAGACGGCTGGATTGAGCTGTCCGCCCTGATGCCTTTTTGGTCAGAAACAAAGCCTCCCTCATACAGTATTTTGTCAGCAACAGTCTCGTAGTAATACCGCCTGTTAGAGCTAGTCTTTATGTAAGTATCATCTTTTGTGAAAAGACCTCTGTCTTGTCGCTTGGCTTCCTTAATCTTGCAGTGTTTATAAGACTTCCAATTAAACAACCCAGAGTTAAATGTCTGCCCTAGGAGTGATACGCTTGAGACAACTTTGTCTTCGCTTCTGTCAAACTCCCAATCCCAGACCGTGCGAATACATACGCTGCACCCTTTCTTAAGCAAGCAATTACAGGCGTAGGTCTCCACGTGCGAACGATATTCCTCATGTACCTTTCTGATTGCCAACCACGACCCATCTATATTGTCGTCTGCTAGAAGTTTATCTGGGGTGGTGATATTCCCTTTGGCGTACAGCTTACCTTGCTGCGTCTTTATCGAATACGGAAACTCAGCTGCGTTAGACTCATCGAACTTTAGAGCAATCCTATAGTCTTTCCCGTCATTTTCAATCGCACCGCTCCACCATGTCCATTGCCAGGCTGTTAGCCCGAGAAGGACCAACAGCACTAGCACAGAGACAAGGGCGGCGTTTCGATTATTGAGATAATTAGCTAAAAAGCTTGCCATCGATTTGTTTATCCGAGTTAGGGTTTTTATATAAATCGAACTTCTGCTGGTGATAGAACATGTTTACAGGGAACTTACGAGACCACGAATTATAATCTTGAATTGATTTGTTGTAAGTCTCAACGTAATTAGCTATACGATTTGAAGTAACAGAAATCTCTGCCATGTAGGTTTTATAGTGTTCGCTTGCCCGAAGTTCTGGGTATTTTTCTACAAGAGCAGAAATCATCTTTGTACCAGTGTTGATATCGCCAGATTTACGAGCTTCAATAATCTTCGTGAGTGTTTCGCCCTCGTATTTATTGTACGATTTAATAGCCTCTACCATGTTAGTGAACACTGAGTACTTTCGCTGAAGCTCTTTATCGATATTAGAGTAGTTGGTCTTAATTTGCTCTTCATATCTGACACCTTTATTGTTCGCATGAATTGCATACCCTAGGAAGGCAGCAGCAATCAATAAGATTATCCCAAAAATACAAGATATCGTAATTATAGTTTGCTTATTCATTGTGAAACTCCTTTTACTTTATAATTAAAAGTTTTTCAACCACATAACTGGTACTGGCAACCTGTAAGGTTGACGACAACGGTACGCTAGGCAGATAATTACTCAAACTGCCCTCGCACCCCGAACACGTTACCAGTGTCGGCTATATAAGGTGATGATTTGCCGAGTTTTAATTTCCTCGAATATGAGGGAATTAGGTTTCGTAAAGTCACATCACATGCCACGTCTCTTTGCTTTAAGTCGGATTTGGAACTCCCGTCACCGAACATTCCACGTTCTGCCTCAAATGCGCATTTTAAGGACTTACTGTTGGGTATAGCGTCTACCTATTCCGCCACTTATATAGCCAATTAGCAACACCAGGTGTATAGCATTAACGTTTTTGTTAATTTAATGGTGTTGCCAGTTGAACAGACGATACACGTTGCACTGTGTTCAGAAATCGATTAAGAAACAACTCACAACGTTCCACGATTTTTGCTATACGTGCCGACCAGCACGCAGTTCATAAGGATTGTGCATATCATCTGTCCAGTTATGCGGTTGAATTGTTAATGTTCTAAACTAGTTATAATATGTACCCGATTGGTTTAATTTCACCCAGTTTTTCGACGTGTGGTAGGTCATTGTATGTTCAGTATTTTTATAATAATTGCAATAATCGCAATTACGAACGCTATGAACATGGCGGCAACGCCAGTAAGTATTATCACACCAATCCAACCGCCTATCGCTTCTGGTTGCATTATTTTTCCTCCTCAATCCCAAAATAAATCTTCCAATCTCGCTCATTTTCTTTAATTGATTTTTCAGCTTCTTCTTTAGTTTCGTAATGTACAATTTGACCATATCTATATGAGCATGAAATAGAATCTAGGACACACAACATTTGGTCATAAACAACAATATACCCATCTCTGCCCTTCTCAAAATCTGGCTTAAATGTTGAGGTTCGGCGTAGTCTGGCTTCGGCTAGTTTGCGATTACGAGCCTTTTCAGCCTCCTTATAACTACGATAGATATTGCCGAGCAAGTAATATATCTTGTCATAATCGTCGTTAACCCAAGTACTTACGAGAATCTCGTTATGTAGGGGATTGTAGCTATCTACAATGTAGAAATAGTTATCACCTTCTTTAGGCTTCCAGTTAATACTGTCTGTTGGTTCTTGAATTTCCTCAAACCACTCTGTGAGGATTTCTGGAAACTTCTTGAGAGTAGTTCTATGATACATCATCAACTCCAGACCAGTATCTGTAGTCTCTGGTTCTTCTGGCGTGCCAGCCATAAGGTTACCCAGGCTAGACACGTAAGCTAATTGCCCAGATTTGAACGTTGGTAAGTCTTTAAGTAGTTTATAACGCTTCACGCTTCCTCCTTCTACTAATACGTCCTCCCTTTGCTCCTACTATCCTCGCTAGTGCTGGATTAGCAGCAAATCCTTTATATGCGCCGTGTGTCGCAAAAGATGCAGAGCCACCTTTCCTGCCAATTTCTCTATAAAAGTTTGGGTTTTTTTCTAGGTTCTTGGCGGCGGCTTTTAACCCACCAATTCTATTTCCTGCCATTATTTCTCCTTAGAATAATTTGGGCGTTTCGCCATTTATGCGACTGTCTAATATCTGATTGATTCGATGAATAATATGTTCTCGTTCGTTTAATTCTTCTAATGCACCCTCCCTCATCTCTAGTAAGTCGATAGTACTCATTTCATCTAATGACTGATAATCGTCTTCGTAATTAGGTTGTGTTACTTCTTTTTCCATATATCATCCTTCCTAAATTCTTTTAGCCATTCTTTGTCTTGTTTAGCTATGTTGTACTCTGAGATGGCTACAAGAATTAGAATGAATATTACAAATATTACAAATATTATCCATATTAAGGTAAACATTTATTCTCCTTTTTTAGTTTTATGCTTATCGTTTATTCTTTATGGGAAGAAAAGTCTGGCTGTTACTAGATTTTAGATTGAGTAGGAGACTCCGTATTAAAGGCATGGCACTAGTCATTTAACCGCACACTTTACAAATTTCTACGCCAATGGTTCAAACGTAGATCTGGGCACCAGACTATTTAATAATTGTCAGATAGTGCGCTAATCCACTCTTTGACTACCTTCATGTCAGACTCTAAGTCATTTATCCATTGATCGGCAGAAGGTATATCTTCTCTGTTGATTATGAGTGAGTCTACAGTATTACTCATGGCTTTGTGTAATCTCCATAGTGCAATTACTGCCTTCTTTCTTTGAGTTATCATACAGACACTCCTTTTCGCTTATAGCGCTTATTGTTCTGATACACCACTTCATACGTATATTCAGGGTGAGCAGGTAACCATACCTTTTCCAGAATCTTACGTCGCCATTTATAGTCATCAGTTTCTACGCCTTTTGCTTCTCGTAAAGTAAATGATCCGTCTAGATTATGTATTCTAAAGTCTACTTTGTGACGATATGGGAATGCTGGATTACCATTTTCGTCATAGACCCAACCTTCTATTCGATATTGAGTGTCATAGTCTTTTATCTGACCAAGGTTCTTTTCAATTTCTAGCTCGGCGGCTACTTGTGCTTCAAACTTTGAATCGTATATCTTACCATTCATCTCAGTGCGCTTAGCACCGTATTTATTAGTCTTACCAAGCCTGCCTATCTCAGTGCCACAATTACGACAAGTGAGCCTTCCTCTGGATATCATGAGGTGCTTAGATTTGCATTCTGGACAAGTAGCCACAGCTTTAATACTGTCTAGGTCAAACTTCTTATGCGTTGCTCTTATGTACATTCTTACCCCTCTGCTTACGACGCATACGATTACGCCAATTCCGAAGACGTCTTATTAGATAGTCTTCACTTTCTAGTCTTTCGTACTCTAGCTTCACACTAGATAATAAACTTTGTTTATCTGCCATCATAGATTCTCCTTATACGCCCCCGTGCGATATGTAGTCCATGCTTTATAGCCTTGAGACTGCCATACGCGATATGCAACTTTTACAACCGTTGCAGTATCGTTCCTATCGTCATTTGGTTGAAAATGCAGACAACCAATTTGCAATACGCCATAGCTACCAACACATACTCCGTGATTTTCAGAGTTGGTAAGATTATGATTGAGTGGATTACAGCTTCTATTCTCAGCCTTAGCGATAGCTAGCAT